GCACAATCGCCTTCCGCGGCTACTTCGCCGCCCTGATGATCGACAGCAGCAAGTTCATCCGCGCGGCGTTCGTCTGATCCTGACTGACTGACTGAGAGGGCTGCACCATGGCAACATTCACCATCACCCACGCGATGAGGCTGGATGGGTACGCCGTGGTGCAGACCCTTGAAGCCACAGAAATCGGCATCGGTCAAACGATCACGATCTCCGGGGCGACCGACAGCACCTTCAACGGCACGTTCACCGTGCTCGCCGTCCCCGTCTACAGGTACGACGGCATCGACACCGAAGGCGATTTCCTCTACGAATACGACGACCTCATCCCCAACCAGTTGTTGTTCGCGGACGCCGGAAACGACGTTGCCCGCAACAGCTCAGCCGGGACAATCACTTGGACCCAAACCTGCACATGGATCACCAAATCAGCCGTCGAAATCGCATTAGGCTACGCCCCCGCCGGAGACGACGCCACCTACCTCACGACGTGCACCGCGGCGGCCAACGCTTTCGCGTTTCGTCGACGTAAAGCCGCCGGGTACTTCGACTCGTTGACAACTTCGCCATCTGGAGACGTCACGCTGGGCACAACGCTCTACGCGATGGCCCTGTACCGCGAACGCGGCTCGGTCGACTCGTTCGCGTCGTTCCAAGACATGACCATCACCGCCGCGCCCGGCACGATGGGACAGATCATGCGCCTACTCGGTGTGAACCGAAGTCAGGTGGCGTGAGGTGCCAGCCACCGGGATCTTTGCGGAGGCACGGTCCGCGATCGTCAACACTTTGACGGGTCTCGGCTTGGCTGCCATCACCGACCCACGAAACCTCCGGCCGCGCTCCGTTCTCGTCGACCCGCCGACCTTCACCGCGTTCACCTACAACGTGGGCGACATCGAGTTCACCCTCCGGATCGTCGCCGCCCCACCCGGCAACCAAGACGCCGAGGACTACCTCATCACGACCGCCGACACCATCATGAACTCGGCCCTATCCGTCACAAGCGGCAGGCCGACCCTCACCGATATCGGCGGGCAGACCCTTCCCTCATACGACATCACCGTCGCCGTAGCCGTGCGGCGCAACTAAAGGAGACCCCATGGCAACTGTGACATTCCTCAGCAACGCCACCATCAACATCACCCAAGGCGCAACGACCTACGACCTGAGCGCAGAATCCAACACCTGCACCCTCACCATCGGCACCGACGCCCTCGAAACCACAAGCTTCGGCGACACCGGCCGCACCTACACGGCGGGCCTCCAGTCCGTCGAGGTGGCGATCACGATGTTCCTCGCCTACGGAGGCTCCGGCGCAACCGCCGAAGTCGAAACCGCCCTCGCCGCAATGGTCGGCAAGTCCTCGACGCTTGTTATCAGCCCGTCCGGGACAACCGAATCCGCCTCGAACCCCGAGTACACGATCACCGGCGCGTTCTTGCAGTCGTTCACCCCGATCAACTCGACAGTCGGCGAACTCGCCATGGTCGACGTCACCTTCACCGGTGGCACTTGGGCCCGCGACATCACCTGATCCATAACCGAATCCCTAACCGTGCCTTAGGAGGACACCATGAAAATCACCCTTGCCGTAGACACCGGAACCGGACCCGTCCAAGTGACGACCTCGTTCTGGAACGTCATCGAATGGGAACGCAAAACCAAAAAGACCGCTGGAAGCCTCGCCCAAGGCATCGGCGCGGAAGACCTCACGTTCCTTGCGTGGGCCGCGTCGAAATCCAGCGGCGTCGCAGTCCCGCCCACGTTTGACGACTACGCCAAAAAAGTGATCTCCCTAGAGGTGGTCACCCAAGAAGACGCAAACCCTACCCCCGAGGGACATACAGCCGCACACTAGCAGAACTGCTCGTCGCCACCGGCTTTTGGCCCTCCGAAATCCCATTCACCGCAAAAGATCTCAACACCGCCGTCGAGGTGCTGAACAAGTCCAGAAAGGATCGCCGATGACAGCCCGAGCCAACATCGAAGTCGTCGGCATCAAGGACGATCTGCGAGTCATCCAACAACTCGACAAAAAGATCCGACGAGAAATCACCAAGGACTACAAAAAAATCGTCGAGGAACCAATCAACGAAATCAAGCGAAGCCTGCCAACCAGCGCCCCGCTATCCGGCTGGGAACGAAACTGGACAACCCGATCCGGCTTCCAAATGTTGCCATGGAGCGTCTCCTTAGCGCCCCGCGGAATCAAAGCATTCGTCTCCGGCAAAAAGCCAAAAGAGTTCGGTGGAGTTGTCCGAAACCTTGCCGTTTTCGGCATCAAATGGACAGCCGCGCAAGCCACTCTCTTTGACATGAGCCGCGCCGGGAACACGCCACAAGGCGAATGGATGGTCCGTAGCCTCAACAACCGTTTCGGCAAAGCCTCCCGAGTCATGTGGCCCGGCTACGAACGCTACGCCGACCGCGTCGAGAAAGAAGTCGGAGAACTTGTCCGGGGCATCGCCAAAACAGCTGACCGCCTAGCCTCACGGAGGGCCGCCTAATGGCAATAACCATCCCCATCATTTCCGAGTTTGACGGCAAAGGCGTCTCCAAGGCGATCAAAGAGTTCAAGCAGCTCGAAACCGCCGGGGAGAAAGCCCAGTTCGCAATCAAGAAAGCCGCCATCCCAGCCGCCGCCGCCCTCGGCGGGCTAGCCGTCGCCGGCTTTTCTGCGGCTAAGGCCGCCATGGAAGATCAAAAGAGCTCGGCTGAACTCGCCCGACAGCTGAAAATCTCAACGCAGGCCACCGACGACCAAGTCGCCGCCACCGAAGACCTGATCGGCAAAATGACGCTGGCCACCGGCGTCGCCGACACCGAACTCCGCACCGCCTACGCCAACCTCGCCCGATCCACCGGCTCAGCCGAAGAATCCCAACGCCTACTCAACCTCTCTCTCGACATCGCCGCGGCCACCGGCAAAGACCTCACCACCGTCTCCACAGCTCTCGGCAAGGCATACAACGGCCAAGAATCAGCCCTCGCCAAACTCGACCCATCCATGAAAGGTCTCATCGAGGCCGGAGCATCAGCCGACGAAATCTTCAACACCATGGCCCAAACCTTCGGAGGCGCGGCGGCCGACGCCGCAAACACCGCCGAAGGACGATTCAAACGAATGGGTGTCGCAATCGGCGAAGCCCAAGAATCCATCGGCATGGCCCTACTCCCCATCATCGAGGAACTCCTCCCCTATCTGGAACGCCTCGCCACATGGGTCGGCGAAAACACCGACCTCGTCGTCGTCCTTGGAGCCAGCATCGGCGGCCTTGCCGCCGCCGTGATCTCCATCAACGCCGCGATGAAAGTCTTCACAGCCGTCCAGACGGCCGCCACAGCCGCTCAGACGCTTTTCAACGCCGCGGCCGCCGCGAACCCTTACATCCTGATTGCGGCCGCTGTGGTGGCCGCTACGACCGCCATCTTCGTGTTCCGTAAGCAGATCGCCCAAAGCGTCAAAGACTTCGACGACTTCTTTGAGCGTTTCGGAATCCTTGGCGAACTCGCTGGGGCCGCAGGCAAACTCTCCATTCCCGGATTAGGCGCTATCGGCTCAATCGGCTCGCTCTTGAACAAGATCCCCGGACTTGCTGACGGCGGCATTGTGCGCGGCCCCACGCTGGCCATGATCGGCGAAGCAGGACCGGAGGCTGTCGTCCCGCTGGACCGTATGGGCGGCATGGGCGGCGGCGTCACCATCAACGTCCACGGCGGCGACCCCAACAGCGTCGTCGACGCACTACGCACCTATATGCGTCAGAACGGGTCGGTCCCCATCCGAGTCGGGAACGCCTACTAATGAACGTCATTTTCAGGTTCTACAAAGTCATCGGCGGCGTAGAAACCGAAATCCCCAACCTCTTGACCGCTACCTGCAACATCGGCCGCCGCTCCCCGCTCGACGCATACCGGGCAAACACCGCGACCGTGGAGATCCGCTACCCGAACGGCTACGCCACCCCCGACCCCGACCTTGTGCCCGGCACCGAAGTCCGGCTCTACACCGACGGCGGCCTTGTGTCCGGCGTCCCAAGCAAACGTCAGATCTTCGCTGGGGAGATCGCCGACGTCGAGGTCACCTACGGGAAGCCCTACGTCTCAAACGTCGGCCCCGCCGACATTCTGACTATCACCTGCGAATCGTATTTTGCGACCATGGCCCGAGCACAAGGCAACGGCTACGCCCTCACAGCTGACACCCTCGGGAACCAATGCAACACCATCTTCGCCAACTTCGGCTTCCAAGTCGGTGCCCTCTCTGGCTTTGGCAGCGGGACATCGTTCGCCGCCACCACCCTCAACAGCACAATCGGCGACTGGGTCAACCTCGCCACCCTCAGCATGAACGGCCGGATGAAAGACTCGGGGCCGTCATTCGGCCTCACGATCTACAACCAGTACTACAAAGCCGCCAACGTCTTCAACAACTTCTCAGATGTCCGCGGCCCGTCAGCCAACCCATACACGGAAATCACCTTCGACTCGCTTGCCGACAACTACTACACGCAGGTCGCCGTCGACCCCGAATCGTTCGCCGAACAGCGCGTCCAGACCGGCGCGGCCCCATACCGAACTTACAAGGTGAACACGCTCAACGCCTCGACGGGGCAGGCTCTTGACTATGCGAACTACCTCCTGTCGACGTACCAAAACCCAGCGCTTGCCATCTCGTCGTTCCGCGTGTTTCTGAATGACACCGCCTTCAACCCGTCCTACGGTTTCGGTGACATCGCCACCGAAGTCGCCGTCACATTCCGCGGCACGACCTACCAATGCATCATCGAAGGCGCGGCCTTCTCCGGGACACCACAAGGCGGCGTGTACGCCACCTACTACGTCTCCGGCGCTGATCTGAACAACTACCTATTGCTCAACAACGCCGTCTATGGGCGGCTCGACTTCAACAAACTGGGGTACTAAATGGCGATCAAAACTTTCACCACCGGCGAAGTGCTCACCGCGGCCGACACCAACACGTATTTGACCAACTCCGGATTTCAATACGTGTCTAGCGGATCATTTACAAACGCGGCTTCATTTGACGTGACGGGATTTTCATCAACCTTTGATTTTTACCAACTAACGTTTGCCGCCAAAAAGCACACCGCCGGGGTATGCGACATCACCGCAGTCATAGTTTCAGGCACAACGCCGCGAACGACGCAGTACTACGGGGCAACGAGGTTTGCGGCATTTGACGCAACTGTTGGTTTCGCCGCTAATAGAAGCAACGGCGCAAACTTTTACGCAACCTCAACAACAGCAACAAACGTTTCTGTAGCCAACGCAATGATCCACGGCATTGACGATTTGGAGTTTGTCATCAACTTGCAAAGTTACGACACAGCAAATAGTCGCGCTTTGTACGGGAGTTACAGCAACTACGCCGCCACTAGTTCTTTTACGTTGATCCGTTTTACAGGTACAGCAAACATCACCGGGTATTGGAACTTGACAGGAGTACGAAAAGCATGAAGCCCGAAATAGCAACCGTTCTCAATGACGGCACGTATGGCCAACGCGAAATGACCGACGAAGAATACGCGGCCCTGATCGAGTCGGGCTGGACCGAAGAAGGAGAAACACCCGAATGACATTCCGCATCGCCTTCGTGGTGGTGCTCTTTTCCGTGCTACTGATCGCCTGCGGCGACCGCTATAGGGGCATCTGCCAAACCCAAACCACCCTCATCACCAAAAAC